GGTGTAGGTGTTGGTGTAGATGTACTAGTTGGTGTACTAGTTGGTATAGGTGTTGATGTACTAGTTGGTGTACTAGTTGGTATAGGTGTTGATGTACGTGTAGGCGTTGCGGTCGGCAAAGGTAACCCACTTAAATCATCAATACAATCAATACCACATATCTCAAAATCATAGTTGTTTAAAATATTTAAAAAATCATGTCTAACATGAACAAAATCTAATGGTTCCTCATAATATTTTATTTTTTTCATTTTAAAACAACAAGCACCACTGTGGATATTGTTCATTAAACCAGTTCCAGCTCCCCAAGATTGTATAAATGGTTGAGTTCCCCTCGTTGATGGAATAACCTCTTCCCAATTCTCTAACTTATATATAGGTCTTCCGTTTAGGTATATTTTAAGTGTACCTAATCTTCTTTGTCTTTCTTCTGACCATTCTTCTCTCAATGATTCAGAAGCATTCCAAACCGTTAGTTGTGTTGATGTAACTGCGGTAACTACTGTGTTTTGATAGGGTGATGTTCTATAACCAATCATATCATTCCAACCACCATCGTTTTCAATATCACAAAAATCATAATGCTTGTACCTATCAAATGTTATTGTAATATTAAAATCTTTTATTGCGTTGGTTGTACATAACGTGGGTGTTTGTCCGCTAGATAGATAATATGACTCAGAATAAGCCCCATTAACACACGCACCGGAATAACGATACGCGGACCATTTTATTCTTCCGTCAGAGGTAAATCCAAACGAAAGATTATTGTCTGCATAATCAGAAACAACATTACTACCTCTAACACCCCAATAATAAAATATCCCACCAGAAGACCAACTTAAATTATTTCTATTAAAAATAAAATCTAATGTCCAACCCTTTTCGGTTCTTCTTGCTAATGTTGGTGTACAATTGTCGGTTCCTTGACCTTGATTAAAATCATATGCCCACGGCTTAACAACTTGAATTGGAGCTAAAGGTGAGCACGCATTAGCGTTAATAATGTTTTTTCTTGATTTATATACATCTGTTGTAAATCCAGATATTAATTGGGGCTTAGTATATCCAGTTAAAGCATTAGAATCTGGAGTGGCTAAATTATATGAATTTATTTTAAAATAATGTGTTCTACCACTAATTAATGTAAATTTATATCTATTTGAGTCTAATAATATGTTTTTATAGTTCGATCCAATATAATTAGTGAAATCATCATAGTTAAGAGTCATTTGTAAACCAGAATAGGTATATCCATTAACCAAGTCTGAAATGTCGTCCTCAGATAGGTTAATCAATGATTTTACACATTGTAAGTTTGTTAAACTTTGATTAATCTTTAAACTTTCATATACAATTGGTGTATATAAATCTAAAACGTCAGTATTATAGTCAGTATCGACTTTTGTGATTTCATAATCATAAAATTCTGACGAATCTAGTTTGGCATCCAATCTTGTACCATAAAACTTTAAAATATTCTGGCTATTCATATTTAGATAAATATCTTTCATAGCGTTTGATATTTATATAAAAAAGATTCCATGAACGATTTTATAAAACAAGTAATAGAAGAGAAGTTTGCATCGAAGGCACAGCAAAGGTATTTCTATGCAAAAGCCAATGAAAAGGGCGCACCTAAAAAAGATAAGAAAAAGTGGAAAAAGTGGGCTAGCGAGTTCTCTAGCGACACTAATTTCGAAAAAATACCTGATAAAATTGAAAAGAAAGAGGAAGATATTGAAGAAATTGTTGATGAAAAAGGTAACATTATGAGAGGTAATATTCCAACTCAAATTAAAAAATCTTTAATTGGAGCCAAAAGAAGAACGGATAAAGTTGTAAAAACTGGTGCTGGAGCAATGGGAAATTATGGAATTAACAGTACTAACATCAGATCAAGGGCTTGGGGTGAAGGTCAAGAGGTGAAAGAAATTGCAATGGATGACATATTAGGATATGAAAATACCATGGGTGATGATAAAACATATGACGAAGCTTATAATTATTTTATTAAAGACTTGGGGCTTCCAGAAGATGAGGCTAAGGAGAGATTAGCAGCAATGGGGTATATTGAGGGAGAAAAAGAATTAGTTAGATTGGTTGAAAATCCCAAAAGATTTATGCAAGATTATATTGAAAGCGTTTTAGTTAAGAAATCTCAAGATTCTGATGTTTTGGAAAAAGAAAGTGATGAAACTGTAAATCCACTAATATTAAAGCAAATTGAGTCTCTTAAAAAATCACTAAATAAAAATAACATACCGGTAGAAAAAATTATAAAACATTTAAAAGGTGAATAGTGATTTAAAAGATAGGGTATATGATATACCCAATGATGTAATAGAAAAAATTAATCAAACATTAGCTAGTGCGGCCGGTAATGATCTTCATGGTATTAAACGAGCAAAAACACTTTGTTCAGAAAAAAAAGTAACATATGGCCAGTTAAAGAGGATTATTCATGATATTAAAACTCTTGATAAAAATACCGAACAGGCTAGATACAATTTATATGGGGGTGAATTGATGGAAAAATGGGCCAACACCTTTTTAGATGGTGAAAGACAACTGGTTAAAGATAAAAAAATCTCATCACATAAAATAAATAATAATACCGGAATGAATGGTTTAAGAAAAAACCCATTCAGAAAAGAGGGTGAAAGAAAACACAGCAATAAAATGTCTGTTGATCTATTAAAATCAAATTCAGAAGAAAACTCTGTTTCCTCAATAAAACAAAATGGTTTATTTGAACAAATCAAAAGAATTAAAAAATTAATGTAAGATATGGCAACACAATTAGAAATCATTGCTGAAAAAGAAAGACAGGCACATTTAACAAGAAATTCATACATTGAAAAAAATGGCTATGGTGTAACACATGAAAATGCACTATCAAATGGTGATGAAAAAGGTAAAGGAGAAGCTGGTACAATTGGATCATCTGTAGATATTCAAGCCAGAGTTGAAAACCTTCTTAGAAATCCGTATTCATCAAATAATCAATATAATTCAAAAAATATTAACGCATTATCTGATGGTGATGAAAAAGGTAAAGGTGAAAATGGAACTATTGGTTCTTCTGTAGACATATTAACAAGAAATGAGTTAATGTCTAAAAATACATATTTACAAAACAAAGCATATGGTGTAACTAGTCCTAATGCATTATCTGATGATGATGAAAAGGGAAAGGGTGAAAATAGTGGTAAAATTGGTTCATTAACAGATATCAAAGTTAGAACCGAAAGTTTATCTAGAAATTCATATAATAATCAAAACGCTTATAATTCTAAAAACCCTAACGCATTATCTGATGGTGATGAAAAGGGTAAGGGAGAAAACAACGGATCTGTTGGATCATTAACAGATGTTAATTCAAGAAAAGATAGTGTCGCTAGAAATAAATTTGGCGAAACAAAAAAATACCCAGATTTTTAATATGACACTAAACGACTTTTTTACAGATATATTAGAAGAACAAAATGATCTTGTTTTAAAAACAACTAAAAACAAGCCATTAGCGGATGCCATTACAAATAGACATCCCATTACTTTCTATTATACTGGTCCAAGAAAACCCAAAAAAACAAACGTTAAGGCAGGCTATAGGGTTAAAGCCGAAGCGGTTGCATTAGGGTCAAACAAAAAAGGTAATTTAGTTATTAGGGCGTGGATAGATAATCCATCAAAGTCAAAAAGAGGAACACCTTCTGATGTTGGTAATGAAAAAGCAAATTATGGATGGAGAACATTTTTAGTATCCAGAATGAGCGCGATTGATGTACTAAAAAATGAAACATTTGATGTGCCAAGAGAAAAGTTTAATGGTGGTGGTGACGATAAATCAATGAGTGTAACATATGTTAGTACCGATTTCTCACCTAAACAAAAAGAACCAAAAGTAACCACAGAACCAAAAGCAAAAGTTGAACCAACTAAACCAACAAAAAAACCTGGGGTAACTAAAACAACTAGAAATTTTGATAAGGAAATGACAACCGCACAAAACGATTTGGCAAAGGTTGTTTCAGATTTAAAATCAACAAACGAAAAATACAAACAAGTTAAAGATACACCAGAAGCTGAACCTCTTCTAAACACATTAAAAGATTTAACAGCAAAGAAAAAAGAACTAGTAGTTAAGATTGATGATCTAGTTAATCAAATTGCACAGTCTGGTGTCGATATGAAAAATGTTAATGTTCAGAAATTTTTAAGTGCTAATAGAGCTATTAAATCGGAGCCAGAAATTAATATACCAGAGCCAAGTAAGAAACCTACGAAAAAACCAAACGAGCCAAATCCAACTATAGAAAAAAATAAACTACCTGAACCTAAAAAGACAGAAAAACCAGATAAAAGTCCAGAAGATGAAAATCGATATGATTTAAGTGAATCATTTGTTCATAGAGTTAAAAAACTTATTTCGTATTTTTAACTTTATTTTTGGATATAATTAGAATATACTTATTAATATGACACAATTAAATACCGGCCCAATTAGTTCAAACGATTTGATGCAAAAATTGGCACAAGCAAAAAAGATAATGAATAAAGTAGATACAGGTAATTTCGAAAGAGGCCACGTTAATGAGGACGTATTAATAAATGATCCAGAAGAATATATTCATACAAATAATATGCCACCATTATCCGAGACAAGAAACGTATCTGCACCAGCTAGTATCAGTAAAATTCAAAATTCGAGGCTGCCTGATAATATTAAAAAAGCGATGATTGAAAATCCTATTGAACAAATGTCACAAATTTCATTAAATGAAACCTTGGATATGAATTTTATAAAAGGGGCTAAAAGATTAATGGAACAAGAGGGTACACCCAAAAGCAAACAAGTACCGTCAAAGCCAACATTACAATCTTCAAATATTGATATGAACTCAATTGCAACTATTATCGAAAATACTGTTCGTAAAGTTATGGATGAAAAATTAAGCCAACTTTTATCTGCACAACAAACTCAATCAATTAATGAAAACTTAGTACTCAAGGTTGGTGATTCAATTTTTAAAGGTAAAATTACCGGAGTTAATAAGTCAAAATAATTTACTTTTATTTTTTATTCCCTTATACTAGACATATAATATTAAGATATGTCAAAAGTAAGAATTTTAGCTATTCCTTCAGATGCTCATGGGGTTGGTAAGTACAGAGTATTAGATCCATTTAAGTATATTGGTAATAATTTCAATGATGAAATTCATGTAGATATCACTATGAATTTAGAAGATAGTGATGAGGTCTTTAACAACTATGATATTGTTGTTTTTCATAGTTTCATTCATCAAACTAATCACGAAAGAAACGTAGAAAGAGTTAAGTGGTTGAAAGCCAAAGGAATAAAAACAATAATGGATATTGATGATTTTTGGACCGTAGATCAAAGACACCCACTATATGAACAAATTAGAATTGCCAAAGTTGGTGAAAAAAAGATAGAACTATTAAAACTAGTAGACTATGTAACATGTACAACACCATTTTTTGCTGATGAAATTAAAAAAAGATTGGGGTTAAAAAATAACGTATTTATTTTCCCCAATGCTGTTGATGAAAACGAACCACAGTTCAAATCAAATCCAATTAAATCAGATAGATTAAGATTTGGTTGGCTTGGCGGATCATCCCATTTACATGATATTGAATTATTGCAGTCAGGAATTGAAAGTATACAAAATTTATATTTAGATAAAACACAATTTGTTTTGTGTGGTTTTGATCTAAGAGGTACTGTTACAGAAATCGATAAATCCACCGGCCAACAAAGACAAAGACCAATTATGCCACATGAAACCGTGTGGAGTAAGTACGAAAGCATTTTTACAAAATCATATAAAGTTTTAAATGATGAGTATAAAAATTATTTAACATCATTTAAAGAAACCGATTATCCATCAATGGACGTACCATATGTTAGAAGGTGGACACAAGAGGTCAGCAAATACGCAATGAACTACAACTATTTTGATGTATCATTAGCACCACTTGTTGAATCATTTTTCAATTCATGTAAATCTCAATTAAAAGTCATTGAAGCTGGGTTCCATAAAAAGGCCATCATTGCTAGCGAAACTAATCCATATACCATAGATTTAGTATCGGCTGTCGATAGTGGTGTGTTTAATGACAAAGGTAATGCCCTATTGGTCTCACCAAGAAAAAACCATAAAGATTGGGCTAAACACATGAAAAGATTGGTAGATAACCCCGCTTTAGTTGAAGACCTAGGAAATAGGTTATACGAAACGGTTAAGGTTAAATATTCCTTAAAAAAGGTGTGTGAAGATAGGGTTGAGTTTTTCAAGTCTATTGTTAATAAATAATTTATTACCCTTTTTTTGTTTTATAAGTAATATTACATATATTAGTAGTGAACATTAAAATATAAAAAATTATGTATTATCTAATTACAATTGGTTACGAAACTGAACAAATGGACAGAGAGGGTAACCCAAGAATTAAAAAAGTTAAGTATGTGTTACAAGCTAACTCGGTTGAAGAAGCAACAATTGTTGCAGCAAAATATCGCTCAGGTGATATCCGAGGTAGCGAAAGCCTAAGCGTCTCTAAGATGCAAATTGAGTGTGTTATAGACGAAAATAACACGCCAGAATATTACAAGTAAAAACATGATCTCTAAGGATAGAATTGAAAGAAACAAACAAAAATTTCAAGAAACTAACGAGAGATACAATGTTTTTACAAAAGAGTTAGAGGAGTTTCTGGGGAATGATTTTTATCACGCCCCAGCTTCTCCTTCTTTAGATTTATATGGGTGTTATCCTGGTGGTCTTTTAGATCATTTAATGAAAGTTTGCAAATATTCATTAAACATAAATGAGATCTTACCAGAAAAAATAAAATTAAATAAAGAAAAAATAATAAGAACCGTTTTTCTTTCTCAAATAGGAAAGGTCTTTCTTTTTAAAATGAATGATAGTGAATGGCATAGAACCAATTTAGGTAAAATGTACGTTTACAATACAGAAGGAATGGCAGCAATGAAAGTTGGAGAAAGAAGCGCATATTACGCAACCAAGTTTGGTTGTAATTTAGAAGAGGATGAATATCAAGCCATTATAAACATAGATAAGGATTCGGATGACAAAATGGCTAAATGGTATTCATTAATTTTAAGTCAAGTAATGAAGCACGGTTTTGAATTAGCATTAATAGAAGAAAAATATGGAACAAGGTAATTTTCAGGAAATTCTAGAAAAATTAAAAGAGTATGAAAAATTGTTATCTACAGATGAAGATGATGATACAATTGATGAAACATTAGCACAACAAATTAATTTAACATTAGACGAGTTAAATAACGAAGTTTATAATGCACAAAAAGAAGAATACTCAAAACTTTCAGTTAAGTATGTAAACAAATCAACTAATGATGATCCAAAATTTGCATACGAGGGAGATAGTGGATTTGATCTCAGAGCAGATATTTCTGAAACAATTATATTAAACCCATTAAAAAGAGTTTTAGTCCCAACCGGTCTTTATTTTCAATTAGAAAAGGGTACTGAAATACAAGTTAGACCCAGAAGTGGTTTAGCTGTTAAAAATGGTATTACCGTTTTAAATAGCCCAGGAACCGTTGATAGCCATTATAGGGGTGAAATTAAGGTTCCGTTAATTAATCTTGGGGAAGAGCCATTTACCATACAAAAGGGAGATAGGATCGCCCAAGCGGTGATTATGCCAGTATTTGGTGAGGGTAAGGTGATTTTAGCAAAAACAGAAGGTATTAATGAAACTGCAAGAGGGGAGGCCGGATTTAATTCTAGTGGGGTTAAGTGATATTTATAGGTAATAAAAAATTATTAAAAACAACATACTTTGGCATTAAAACCTAAAACAGGAAGAAACTACCCCTTAGTTGCGGTAGAAGAAAAGAAAATACCACATAAGCAGAGAATCAGAGAGATTATCAAAAAACCAAAGGAAAAATTTCTAACAAAAAATCAAGAAATATACTGGAATATCTTAGGAGAAAATCAAATAACACTATGTTTTGGACCAGCTGGTGTTGGTAAATCATACATAGCTATGAAAAGAGCGGTAGATTTATTGCATGATGATGATAATAAATTTGAAAAAATAATCATAGTTAGACCGGCTGTTGAGGCTGAAGAAAAACTTGGTTCTTTACCTGGTGGATTAGAAGAAAAATTAGATCCGTACATTTATCCTTCATATTACTTATTAAATAAAATTATAGGTAAAGAAGCTAGAGAGCAATTAAAAGATGAGGGGTATATTGAAGTTGCAGCATTAGCATACATGAGAGGATGGAATGTTGATAACACAATATTAGTTTTTGAAGAAGCACAAAACGCAACACCATCTCAAATTAAATTATTATTAACCAGAATTGGATTCAACTCCAAGTTTTTCCTATCTGGTGATTTAGAACAATCTGACAAATATAAAGATAAAACCAAATCCGGATTATATGATGCTAAGAAAAGATTAGATGGTGTTAAAGGAATTGGAATTTTTGAATTCGGACATCAGGATATTGTTAGAAATCCAATCATTGGTGAAATATTAAACAGATACGAGTAATAACTCATTTACTTTATCTAAATTAAGCCCTATCTTTTGAAATATGAATATCTATATTTCAATCGATGGGGTTTTACGTAATTTTGTAAACAGGTTTCATTATCACTATGAAAATGCTTACATAAATGTTGATGAAGAAGAGGCGTCAACAGATACTTTTGAGTATAAAGTTACTGAACCAATAACCAATCTAAATCTTACAGATCATTTTGCATTTCAATCAAAAGATCAAAGCAATCACTTCCAGTATATAGAATACCCAATGGAACTATATGGGCATTCGCCAGTTAGCTATGTTAATGTTTATAACGAGTTTAATAAATTTGTTTTTGACTATAAAGATCATGACGTTTATTTAATTGGTTTAGACGAGTTCGCTAAAGCAAAACCAGCAACATTTTTCTTCTTGGCTAGAAGTGGATTCATGCCCAACAATATCAAATTTATTTTAAGTGAAGATATTAGCGAAGAGTGGAATAAAGCAGATGTGTGGATTTCAGACTCTAAAAGAATTTTAGATTTAAAGCCAGAAAATAAAGAGTTTATTTTATTTGAAACAACTTATAACAATTTCTTTACTTATGAGAAAAAAATCAATAAATTAAGTGATATTATTATTGATAATCAAAATAATATAATATTCAATAAAGATGAACAAAAATTATTAAATGCATAAATTTAACGGAAAAGATTATTACATTGATATTGACGGTATTGTCGATAAATGTAGAACTGGCGGAACAATAAGTGACGAAGATGGTAAAGACGTTATTGAAATAAACGTTTTTAAGTATGAATTAATAAAGATGATGTTAGATAGAGTTCTAAACGAATTTGATGACGAGGGAGAAGATGATATGTTATCTTCTTTAAAAGATAGTTCGGGGTCATTATCATTTAATTTAGCTTTTAACACCCTAATACATAACGGAATAATAAACGAAGAAATATAAAAAAATGAGTGAAAAATTAAAAAACATCGAAAAATTAGAAGATGCTCTAACCAGAATTGAATCTAAAGAAAATGCGATTTATTTTTTGTGTTATGACACTAAAGGTAATCCAAGAGCATCAGTTAAACATATCTATGATATGGCATTATACTTAAAACAAGCGGGTATGAATTCAAAGATACTTGTTGAGGATTCTAAGTATAGTGGGGTTTCAGCATGGCTCGGAGATTCTTATAATGAAATACCAGTGGTTTCAATTAAAGAAGATAAAGTAGAAATGAGTATTGATGATATTCTTGTTGTTCCAGAGAGCTACGCAAATGTTTTACAACAATTAGCAAATGTTAGATGTACTAAAATTATGTTAATTCAACAAAAAGAATACATGTTTGATACATTATCAATTGGTAGCAGATTTAGCGATTTTGGTTTTGATAAAGTCATTACAACAACTGAAGCGGCTAAAAAATACATTCTAGAATATTTTCCAGAATCTTTGGTCTTTATCATTCCGCCGGTTATTGAAGATCACTTTAGTGTACCAACATCACCAGCAAAACCATTTATTGCTATTAGCTGTAGAGACAGGGTTAAACATAGAAAGTTAATTTCAGAATTTTATTTAAAGTATCCACAATTAAGATGGATCACATTTAGAGATATGGTTCAAATGTCAAATGTGGAATTTGCTGAAGGATTAAAAGAATGTTTTGTTTCATTATGGTTAGATGACGATAGTACATTTGGAACCTTTCCGTTAGAGTCAATGAAGTCTGGTGTACCAATTATTGGTAAAATACCAATGAGTGAACCTGATTGGTTATCTGAAAATGGTATGTGGACATATGATGAAAGTAAACTTATTGAATTATTAGGGACATATTCTTTAGCTTGGTTAGAGGGTGTTGAAATTAATGAAGAAGTAAAACAAAAAATGCAAGACACATTATTACCATACAATAAAGATATCACCAAAAATAACACCATTAACATTTTTGAATCATTCAATTCTAAAAGAAAAGATACGATTTTAAAAGGATTAGAAAAATTAAAAAAAGAAGAAGAAGCTATATGAAAAATATAACAATAATATTACCGGTACATAAATTAAACGATGATTATAATTTAATGTTACAAAAAGCTGTAGAATCTGCTAAAGAATTTTACAACGATGTTAAACTAATGATCGTTGCACCAGCAAGTTTAAAAACAAAATTAGACGCCGTTGATTTAGGTAAAAAATTAGAAATTGAATATAAACTTCACAATAATAATACTGACTTCTGCACACAAGTAAATGAAGGTATTAATAGTTGCGATACTGAGTGGTTCTCAATTTTAGAGATTGATGATGAATATCAAAAAATCTGGTTAAAGTCGGTTAATCAATATGTTAACGAAAATCCGGATGTTGATGTTTTTTTACCAATCGTTAAGGATATTGACGAAGAAGGTAATTTTACAAACTTCACAAATGAATCTGTTTGGGCATATGGGTTTTCTGAAAAACAAGGATTTATTGATAATGAAGTTTTAATTGAATACCAAAGCTATCAAATTAGTGGTGGGTTATACAAAACAAAGGTAGTTAAAGAAAATGGTGGCCTTAAAGAAAATATCAAATTAACCTTCGGTTATGAATTTTTATTAAGACTTACACATAATGGTGCCAAGGTTATGGTTGTACCTAGAATAGGATATAGACACGTTAATTTAAGAGAAGACTCTTTGTTCTGGTCATATAAGAATGATGAGAAAACTAAACTTGTAGAAAACGAAGCTAAATTTTGGGTAGAAACAGCTAAAAAAGAATTTTTCTTTACCAATAAACGAGAAGTCAATTATAATGCAATTTAATGCCAAGAAAAAGAACCCAAAAAGTTTATTTTGGGGAGGATCAAGAAAAGGCAGTAGTTAAATACTTAGAAAGTACTGACGATGCGGAAAGGAATAAGATATTCAACGAATATTTACGTGAACCCCTAATTATAATGGTCGAATCAATTATTCGACGTTATAAACTATACAGAAAAGACATGGAATTTGAAGAGATTCATACTGATACCATGTCTTTTTTAATAACTAAGATCAACAAGTTTGATCACACAAAAAACCACAAAGCCTATTCCTATTTTGGAACCATTTGTAAGAACTACTTAATGGGTGCAATCCAAAAAGATACTAAGGAGCAAAATAGGAGTATTTCATATGAGGACATATCTGAAGACATTGAAAGCAGAGTTGAGTTTTCATATACAATTGATGAGTATCATATAGATTATACCAATGTTATAATCAATCTAACCAACAAATTGGAAGACTTTATTGAAAAAGAAGATCTAACGGATAATGAGAAAAAACTAGGCTATGCCCTCTTAGAAATATTTAGCAATTTTGACCAAATATTTCAAATAGGTGATGGTAATAAGTTCAATAAGAATTTAATCCTCCTGTCTCTAAGAGAGATGACATCATTATCAACAAAAGAAATTAGAATATCCCTTAAAAGATATAAACTTTTATATGACGGTGTTTTAGGTGGATTTTTAGAATAAACCTATTTATTGATATGAGACCACCTAAGAAAAACTTAGCGATAGATACAGAATCTGCGCTATCATTGATGCAAGAAATCTACCATGACATTGTAGAGCAAAAAAACACGGCCACACTGATAATGAAAAAGATGCTTTCCTTTATGAAAGAATCTGAAGATATGTCTGTTATTGGCCCAGTAATTAAAGAACAACAAAAAATACTAAATGAGTGTACAGAAAAGAAAATCTCTTTAGTTAAAATTCAGAACACCCTTATACAAAAGGGTGGTGGATCGTCAGAGAAATTCTCACCAGGTAAAATGACACTTACCGATGAAGATCGAGAATTACTTGAAAAGTTAGTTGGGGACAACGATAACGACAAAGGTCAAAAATATGAGTTATAATGATAGATTTAAAAAGTAAACAAAGGGAGATTAAATCCAAGTTTAAAATTATTCAACAAGCCAATGATACAAAAAAGGGTGTTGATGATCTATTGAAGAAGTATGACGATACCTTAGAAAATTTACAAGGACAGATTGGTGGTACATTATCGAGTTATGCAGATAAGGCAAAACAGAAATTACCAAATGTTGAAAATATATTTGAAAAAATTACATCCGATCTACAAAAGATACTTCCCGTTAAACAAAAAGATGGGGAAAGTATGTTAAGAAGAATTACCAGAGAATCTGTCAAAGAAACAACCGAAGCAGTTAAGCCGATTTTTTTAGATAATGTTAGAAAACTATTCTTTGCTAGTGATAGTGATATGAACTGTGGAACAACAACCGCAATGCCGGTTAGTGGATTAACAATCTCACCAAAAGAGTTTGATCTTTTAGATATGTTACAAACAGATCCTCAAACAGGGTTAGGTAAAATAATATATGAAGGAACACAGGCCAATGGTGATAAAATAAAAATGAATAAAATATTTTATGAAAAGTTTAGTGGTGGTGTCCATATATTTAAGTCAATAGATGAAACTCAGTTATTTTCTTTAGAATGGGACAGTGCGATTCAGAAATATAAAATAGAAGGACTTCAAGGAGCTGGAACAACCATCGACCAGTTTATTACAAAATATTATGAATCGATTGAGTTTCCAAAAATTTCAGATGTACTAAAGAATAGTTTTTCAATGTTAATTCCCGCCGGCGGTATTAATGTTACAAATAGTAGCTATGATGTTAACATGAATAAGCTAACTAGAGTTATTGATAAAATATGTGCTGTTTGTGCTAAATCAGAAAATACCGGATTAAAACAGAATGCTGTTGATCAGTTTAATGAGGGTGATATAGATTTCGGTGCATTTTTTAACTTTGATGATGTTGAAGGTATTGACATTGATGATGAAAACTTAAGGTATCAAAAAGTATTGAGATTCACTGATTGTAATAATTTTACAATTCCAGTTAACCAAGGTATTGTTGAAGAGTTTGCATTTTTTTCAACAACTAAAACCGATATTACTGATTTATACAATAGTGCATTATCAAAGGTAGCAAAGGATGCTGCAAGTAAAAATTTATCAATACCATATCCACAATTTGCTGCTAACCTAGATTTTAATGCTTTAAAGAATTTACCTAAGGCGTTAATATCATCTATATTTTCAGCAAAAATGTTTTTCCCCATTGTTGTTCTTTGGAAAATAATAAAATCTGGTGCAATCAATGCTATTTCATCAATACAAACAATTATTAAGAATTTAACTAAAATGGTTTATAATATTATTAAAGATATTTTTAATAAATTTTTAACCGTTTTTTGGACAAAAGTTAAACCTCAATTAGCATTAATTTTAAAAGATTTAGCTAAAAAAATATTAAAAAATTCTAAAAAAAGATACCTTGTAATATTAACTGCGTTGATTGATATTTTAGCTGCCCTAGTTCCGTTTATTGGTATTGCTTCATGTGAAGATTTTTATAACGCTATTTTACAATTATTAAATCTATTAAAAGTTGGGATAACGCAAAAAATACCTGGATTATTGTTACAGGTATCAAAAATGCTTCCAGGATATAGTGAAGATAGAGCAATTATGAATGTTGGGGAATTGTTGGAAGCTAATGGAATCCCCACCGGTGACTTATATGGTCAAGACAACAATGTTGTTGCATTTTTTTCATCTATAATTAAAGGTCACCAAAAAGAAATGGATCAAAACTCTTTTGTTCAGGTAAGCTTAGATTACGCACAAATACCTGTGGCACCATTAGGTGGGGTGGCGATCATACCTCCAGGTTTATTAAAAGCACATGGTAAATTAACATAATATGGAATTAAATAAGGTTATAGAAATTGGGAATGATGTTATAAACACGGGTAACAAAGATCTTGTTGATGCTAGAGATTTTTTAATTTCTGAATTTGATAAAACAAAAGAAATAATTATTGAATTAACAAGACAATTAGAATCAATAGAGGTGTTGTATAATAATATTAACGGTGAACTAAATAAGAGATATAAATGAAAATAATTGATATTGGTATTTGTGTTGACAACAAAGATCCCAGAGGTATTGGTAGAATTAGAATAAGAGATATTTCTGAAACAGAGAGTGATAGATCTAAATCTATACCAGTTTGGGAGCAATGGAGTAAAGACGACCCATTTGTTTATTCTCCATTTCTACCAACACATATCAATATCATACCACAAAAGGAACAAGCCGTAAAAATTATCAGATATGATAATGAGAAATCTTTACAAAATCAGGAATATATTCCAGGACCATTTACAACAACATTTGATTACACATATCAAAATGAATTATCACAGTTAACAGAAACAACATATTCTAAAAGGTCAGAGAAATCTCCAGCTATTAAATCGTTTACTGGTGAAAAAAAATCATTTGATGATGGTTTCATTAGACCCGAATCTGTTGGAACATTACCAAAGTTAAATGATATTGGTCTTGTTGGTAACTACGGGTCAGATGTTATATTAACAGAACACGGTGTACAACTTAGGGCTGGTAAATTAGTTGATAAATTTGCAACTAACCCAAAGTTCAAAAATGAACTTTCAAAATATCCAATATACTCTAAAAAACAAGCTAAATTAAGTATAAAGAAATTCCCGCAAACATTACAACTAGATAAACAAATAATTGTTGATAGCGTTGTAAGTAGAACAGATATTAAGCATGTTATTGAATACAAAATGGATAATGTTTTATCACCTACTGAATTAACATTTTATATTTACAGAATAAATAAAACTTTTGGAGAAAAATATAAAACAGACGTTTTTGGGTTAAACACGGAAATTGACTTAGTAAATACTGCTGAGTTAATATATGAGGATACCCAAACATTAGAGTCAACAAGCAAACAACAAGAAGCATATATTCTTATTAGAGATTTTATATCTAGAGTTGATAGAGAAAATTTAAAAATTATCGAACCAACACTTCAAGACATCCCAGCACATCCATTTTATTTTAGGCCAAAAAATGATTTAAGAGGACAACTTGGATCTGCTGAATTTCTATCGAATGTATTTTATCTTAGCAAAACCGGTGGATACGGTTTAATTTATAGTAGAACATCAATCGAAGTTCCTATTATTAGTCAAAAAAAGGAAGTCCCATACCTTAAGAAAGTAAGTGATGTTGATCAAACATTTGCAGCAATAACTGCAGATCAAATTATCCAGATGTCAACAGTCAATAGTGGGGTTGATGGTAAAAGCATAGATTTTGGGTCATTGGACAAATATGAATATACTCAGGAAGATTATTTAATGAGAATACTACCAAATACCTTTTCAACCGTTAGGGGTGAGAAATTAATTGAAATTCTTGAATTAATTACCCTTATTTTACTCAATCACACGCATGGTATCATAACACCACCAAAGTATTTTAAAGCCACCACAGACAGCTTAAAGCGTTTAATAGAGCGTTCCAAGATAGATATGATTAATTCTTCGATAAGAATAAATTAATTTGATATTTATTAAATAAAAAGATGTCATATTTTCGCTCTTACTTCGAGAAAAACAACACCATTTTAAAGGATTCTCAGGTTAATACCTCAAAGAACCCTAATACTGAACTTATATATGGTTCAACTTTCTCTAAATTTATATTTAAAGTTGATTTTACGGAATTGAGAAACAAAGTAAGTTCTGGTGAATTTGTCATTACTAGTGGCACAACACATAAATTACATTTAACAAACACTATTTTTGGGGATGAAACATTACTTAGACAAAAAAATGGTAGAGGTAGGGATAGAACAGCCTCATTTGATTTAATCATATTTAAAGTCCCAGAATATTGGGATGAGGGTATCGGTTTTGATTATGAAGCCCAAGTTTATGACTTTGCTGATGGTAACAACACTTTTGATGAAAGACCATCAAACTGGTTTAATAGAACAACCCTTGATTCATGGAATAGCCAAGGTGTATACATCAACGCCCCTGTTATAGTTAGTACAATTCATTTTGATAATGGTAATGAGGATATCTCAGCAGATATCACCAATTATGTAAATGGAATAATTGTTTCCGGAAATACCGATCACGGATTAGGGTTGGCATTCTCCGTTTTATATCAAGACATTGAATCTGAAGTTGACCAATCTGTCGCTTTTTTCACAAAATATACACAAACATTTTTTGAACCATTTGTTGAAACATACTTTAATGATACAATATATGATAATCGACAAAATTTCATTGAAAAGGTAAATCAAAATTTATACTTATATGTCACGAAAGGTAATAATTTTTATGACCTAGCAACATTACCAACCGTAGACATAACAGATAGCAATGGTGCCGTTCTTTCTGGATTAGCAAATCTAGCAACAACCAAAATAAGAAAAGGGGTATACAAGGTTACATTTGGTTTAACCGGGGTTTTATGTGATGGTAAGAGATTTTATCATGACAAATGGAAAGGATTAATCCTAGACGGTGTTGGTATCAATCCAGTTATACAAAAGTTTGTACCTAAACCGTATACATTTAATTTTAGCGTTGGCGAAAACATTAAAGAACTAGAAAGGTATTCTGTTCAATTTTTTGGAATAAAACTAAATGAAAAGATTAAAAGTGGTGAAATAAGAAAAATTGTTACCACATTCAGATCAATCGATGCCCCACAAAATGTTTTATTTGATGAAGTTTTCTATAGAATATACATTAGAGAAGGTAAAACAAATGTAAATGTCTTCGATTGGACGCTACTTGATAAAACAAATGAAAATTCATTTATGTTAGATACCTCTTATTTAATACCAAGAGAATACTACTTGGAAATTAAGGGTAAAAAGCACAACGAATACATTTACTATAATGATGTCATAAAATTTGAGATTGTCTCAGAAAAGTAAAATATTTATAATCATGGAAATCAATAAAATCGTGAGAAAACACCTAAAACAAATTGTAAAAGAAGGAGAAGAACATATTACCGAAAAGGGGACATATATGGTTTTACAAAACCTTCAACAAATAATGGACGATATTCAACTCATCCTAAAATATAAACATCACAGTATGTTCCCTCAATTAGTTACCGGGGAGCACGCATGGGCTGGTGATCATATAACAACATCAAAAGATGATATTGAAGAGGTTGCTAATTTTATTAAACTTCAAATAGAAGGTGGAAATGAAGCAGATTTAAATGAAATGAAAAATCCTTGTTGGAGTGGTTATGAAATGATTGGTACAAAAAAGAAAAATGGTAAAGAAGTACCTAATTGTGTAAAAAAAAGTAAAAAATAATGAAACTTATTATAACTGAATCACAGTTCAAAAGACTATTTGAATATAATGACGATACCACAGTTCTAATTTACGAAGACGATTGTGGATCAATAGAAAGCACTAATTACACATTTAACAAAATGTTAAATGAGGCTGAATACCAAGGACGTAAAGTTCAGTTAGGTAAAATCATGCAAGGTGATGTTAAGAAGTTTAAGGTGTATGTTAAAAATGACAAAGGTAAGGTTGTTAAAGTAAATTTTGGCTTTGGTGGTAAATCTGCTAAAGGTAAAAGAATGGTCATTAAGAAAAATAATCCCGAAAGACGTAAATCATTCAGAGCTAGAATGAATTGTGCAAATCCTGGCCCACGTTGGAAACCTCGTTATTGGGCATGTAAAACTTGGTAATGATTAGTTTAGTTAATATAGCAAAAAATTTACTTGAATCATACAATGATGATTTCGGATTTGTTGATGGTGCATATGATGATAGAACGCCAATATATGATGTTTTAATTACATATGGTGATAGCGGTATTGAATTAGCATTAGTAAGAAAAAAGGGAACCAAAGAAACATATATCATTGATATCGAAGAAGTTCCCTACGAATATTATCAAGGAGATTACCATTGGGTAAATGATGACGATCCCGATTTTGAAGATGAAGATTCTTGGGAAGAAGCGTACAGAGAATTCGATGATGACACTCAATTGTTTGATGATGGTGTCGCTTTTTATGCTGAAGATTCAATAAACACTGATGATGTGGTTACTACAGACGTAAATGAGATGTTAGATTGGGAGAGAGCTAATAAATATGTTTTAAAGATTACACCAGAAAATAAAGCGGATGTTTACAGGGAGTTTCATGGCTTAATTGAGGCTTATCTTGAGCCAAGCTATGAAGAGGTCAAGAATCAAAAGAAAGTCTCTTAAATGAGCTTATTTGGGCCCCAGTAATAGACCCTACCAGAAGCATAACGATTTAATCTTTTAGCTTCTTTTTTTTCAACCAATTTACCCATTTGTACTAATTGTGTATGATTTTTTAAATCTATACCTATTGTAAACCCACCCTCACTTTTATCATATGTTGTTTCCAACATTGGTTCCACGTATTTACCCTCATCATATAGTTTAAGCATTCTTATCATTTCATCCTTCTTTAATTTACAATCAATACCTCGTTGGTATATCATTTTTTCAAGGACATCTAATCTAAGTTTACTATAATCTACAATTTCACCCATAAACACAAATATACGGAATTTTATAAAAATAAAAAACCCCCACATTTCTGTGAGGGTTCTTATTATGATAATTTTAAGACTATCTTAAAGTATTCATATCGAACGTTTGTAAACCACTTACGTTGATTACACCGAAGTAACGGTTGTTCACCATTTTCTTTGCGTAACGTGTCATGATACCTTTAATCGGAGTCATGTTAAATGGATTGTACATTGTTGGAGTTAACTGTAACGGCACATATGGAGCGTAGATATAACCTGCGTCTAATAGTGACTTACCTTTGTGACCTACAAGGATCTTACCTGCTGGTAAGTATGGATCACGGTATACTTGATAACGTCCAGCAAGTGTACCAACTTTCTCGATACCCATGTTGTACTGATCTTGCTCTGGACCTGCATTAGATACGTGGAAATACTCTAAATCATCGAATACTGCAGAAACTTCTGAAGAAACAACGATCCAGTTTGCACCACCTCTTAATGTAGTCTTATGGATTTGAGCTGATAATTGGTTAATTTTAGTAACCAACGTTTGGTTCCAATCTTTTTGAGTGTAACCCATGAATGGAGTGTTTCCAGTTGCACCATATTTCCACTCGTTATAATCCCACTTAGCAGTCCAAGCAGCACCTTTTCTAAGGTCACGTAAAATTTCACGGTCAACCTCAGCAGCGATTTGCTCAGATAATAAAGCTGTTAATTCAGCTTCAGCATCGATGTTATGAAACGCAGAAACGTCTTGTGCTAATTCTGGAGACCAGCTAGCTCTTAATTTTCTTTCAGTTACAGAAACTGTTACAGAAGCTAAATCAAAAGATACTTCACCAATTTGATCTTCAAATTCTAATGAATCGTAAACTCTGAAAACTAATGTTACACCAGCTGAAGTGAAACCTGAAGGAACAGTAAGGTTAGAGAAACCTGAAGTTGCGCTGTAAGATTGTAAATCTACTTTTATGTAAATTGTACCTTCTTCATCACAAATATCTTGGTATCTTCCTGAAGGATATGATGCTGAAGTTGATTTTTGACCATATTCAACAATACCTTTACCATACTTTTGTGTAACAATGTTGAAGTTTCTTGCTGCACCTGCGTAGTTAACTACAGCAGAAGCTAAGAAATCTTCAGTATCCATTACAGAACCATTTGGCCCGATTAATTTACCTTGACCATCTTTTGCAAATCCTGTGAATTTAATGATTAAGTCAGAAACTGAAGTTCCTGTTACAGCAGAGTTAGCCACATCTGTAGTTGCTCCGTTAGAGAAAGTTACAACTGTAGCACCTGTTAAAGTTACTGCAGAGTAAGCTCCTTTAGAGTAATCATAGATACCAGTATCAGCTGCATCATTTGCTTCGTAGAAACGATCGTAAAGACTTCTTGGGTCATTTGTACCTGAAGTATAACCTAAGGTAGATGCGTCAGAATTACCTGGCATACCATAAGGTGAAGTGTGTGCTCCTGATTGTCTTTCTTGAATTTTAGGTACGAAGTAGAACAATTTACCAATTGGTAAGTTCATTGCTTGTACAGAAACGATATCGTTTGCTAATAATTTAGAGAATACACGGCGGATAATTGGGAATACCACTGTCTCGAAAGAACCACTAGCATCAGAAACTGCTGCTTCGTTGATTAAATAAGACGCTTGGTTTTCATACAATTGCGCGATGTTATCTTTTTGATGACCGTCTAGGCCTTCTAGGAATCCTAAGTCATCCCATTTTTTGATGGTATCTTCTTTGATAACTCTAAGGTGTTTTAAACCGATGTTACCTACCATACCTGATTCTAATAATGCTCCCATTTTTAATATTTGGTTTTAATTTTTTTTATTTATTTAATTTACTCATCAAATCTCTCATTCTCTTAAACTGAGGGGCTTCGTAAGCTTTTGACTCAGATAAAACTTCTTGAGAAGAAGATGTTGATGCTGTATTAGCAATTTTACCTGCTACAGTCTCAGTCACTGGTTTTTTAGTGTCTAATTCTGCTTTGATAGAATTGTAAAGATTTTTAGATTCGTTTATAGTAGAGATTGAATCAAATTTCTTCAAAATATTCAATTTCTCCTGTTTTGTTGTTGAATGTTCAGTAAATAGTCTAGTTGCATAAGCAAGGTTAGCGTTGAATACAGCAACTTCGTTTAATTTATCTTTAAACAGAATTAACGCTTTTTTATATTCGCCATTTTGTTTTCTAAGATTTTCAACTTCTTCGTTAATTGCTTTTGATGCTTTTTTTGTTTCATTTTTAGCACCGGCCGCAAAAACTTTTTTGCTTGTTAATCCAGCTCTTTTACCACCATGTACGTTCCACTTAGTACGAGCAGCTTCGCCAACTTCTTCTTCAGGTGCCATATCTTCTTCAGACATTTCATCTTCCGCTTCGTCGTCTAACTCAATCTCATAGATAGTTTCTTCGTCTGCAACATCAATGTTAGTTTCTCCTTCAGTCCAGTCTTCAGACATTTCGTCTTCTTCCTCTTCTTCTGATTCGGCTAACTTAATAATGTACTCATCATCAGCATCTGTAAGTTCAATGTTGTTACCATCTTTTTTAACAATAATACCATCTTCATCTGACATTGCTTTAAACACCTTTAGAACCTCATCATCTGCGGCTCCTGTCATGTCTAATGTATCGTCATCATCTGATGCCATATCATCCATAGATGGAAACTCATCGTCTTCCATTTCAGGTGATTCATCGTCAGTAGAAAACTCATCATCTTCTTCTTCTTCGTCTTCACCATCGATATCTTTTGATGGTTCATCATTTATTGAGGGGATTTCATCTTCATCATCAGCTGCATCTTCATCATCTGCTGGCTGCTCTGACATGTCGTTTTCCTCTTCTTCAGGACCTAAGTAAGCTTCAGCTGCCATAGTATCCTCTTCTTCTGATTCTTTAAGCAATTCGTTTAGTTCTTGCTTCATTACTGAAGAAAGTATACCTTTTGCATTTTGCTTTACTGCTTCTTCAAGTGTATTAACTTGAAGTAGTGCTTGTTCTAAAATCGATTTTTCGCTCATTATTTTTGTTTGATTTACTATATAAATATGTACGTAATTAAAAAAATCTCTTTTTTAATATCAAAATAGATGATTTTTTAATGTTTTATTGTTTATCTCTTAAGAAAAGTGTCTAGGTTACCCATTAATTTTTTTAATCTGTTATCCATTGTTGGCTTTTCTTCAATTGTTTCGTTGAATTTATCTTTATCAGCCATGTCTTGAAATACGTAAGCTCCTGGTGTTGATGGCGATGATACCAAATCAAAACAAACTAATTCAAAATCATCTTGTACAATGTTCTGTCCTTTTATTTGCTTTAACGAACCAACGCCTCTTGAAGAAATACCTAATGTAACGCCATTTAGAAGTAGCATGGCTGCTTGATCACCCTTACAACTAACAATCCCCATTTTTTTCCAACCTGGAGATGTTAATATTTTAATTTTACCCATTAGGGTTCTACCATCCCACCACGTTTCTGTAATTGTGTGGGAAACCCTATCTAAATCAATAAGTGATGATGATGGATGATTAAGTTCGTTAAGTGCCGAACCTTTACTGATTATTTGTTGATACTTGTCATTTTCCCTTTTAAGTAACGATTCAGGATAAATCCTTCCGTTCTTATTTGGGGTATCGTATTTTTGTAGAACAGCATACAGAATAAGATCCTGATCGGTATCCTTATTCTGTATCTCTGTTATTATGTTTTTGTTTTTTAACTCTTCTGGAGATATGTGACCTGCGTCATACTCAATCAATAGTCCTCTTCCAGATTCATTAGGCCCTAATACTTTCATTATGATATATTAATATACCATATAAATACAAGGATAATTAAATCAAATCTTAGTTTTATTAAAATTGAATAATGTTTTATCCCCTAAACACAGATCTATTGACTCGCTAGTGAATTTTTTTAGTAAATTTTTAATTAAACCACTCTTAACATCAAAAAATTTATCAACAAATAAAGTGATCTCTAGATTCATAAACGACCTTTTATTCAATTTAATTCCCTTTGTTCTAATGTCTAAATCTACAATACTTTCTTTTTTAAAGTTTTCGCCCAAATTATAGTCTCGAATGAAGTCTTTTATCTTCTTTCTTGCTTTAGATATTGTTTTATCAAAATCTTCGTTTTCATTATCTGGTTCTACCCAGGCATTCATTTTTACATAAATGGTCTTTAGATTTTTAAAATCTACTGTTCCATAACCAACTTTTACATCCTTGTGGTCTTCTAATGGAATAAATTTTCCAATTTTCATTAATTTTTTTCATAATTTTACTTATATTATGGTGATATAGTAAAAAATAAGAAAAATTTCTTAATTTTCCAAAAATTTAAATAAAAATATTTATAAATTATGATTATAATTGACATGAAAAAAGAAAAGAGCATTGAATCTGCTCTTAAAAGTTACAAAAGTAAAGTGCAAAAAACTAAACAAATCCAAAAACTAAGGGAAAGGGAAAAGTTTGTTAAACCTTCGGTTAAAAGAAGAGTTGAAGTATTAAAAGCCGTTTATGTAGAAAAATTAAAAAATGGTCTGAATTAATCAAGACCATTTTTTAATTGTGTTAATCTGTAGTAATTATATTTTGATGGTTCCATTGTGGTAACCTCAGTTCTAACCGATTCAAGTTTTACACCTAAATCAGTATCCTTAGATTCTGATAATATATTTTGGACCTTAGTAAGGATAGCTTCTTTTAGTTCAGATGTTTTTGTTACCAACTCCTCGCCATTTAATACTAATATGTTTTTAAGTGCTTCTTTATCTTCTTTAGATAATGTATTCTCATATAATGTATTGAAATTGTTTACTAATACCGCATGTAACAAATTTTCATTTGCTGTGTATGTGCTACCCTCAACAATGTTTTGTACTAACTTTTTTGTTGTTAAATGTTCAACTAATTTCTTCTTCGCTTTTACTTTCTTTTCAATATTTGATAAACTATCATTTTCAGCTAAAATGTCTAATGAGTTATAAATTTCGTTTTCGTTAAATAATTCCACGTTAATCATTTTGTTTAATGATGTGCAGAAGGTACTCAAATCAGTCGTTTCTTGTTTTAAGATGTTAATAATCCCTTCTACAAACAACTGTGCGGTTTCTTTATCGTCAATATATTTGTTTTCAATTTCTTCATAAAAAAGATACATTTCCTTAAATTCTTTATTTTCAACAACAGACTTTAAAATGTTTTTCATTTCAGACTTATTGTTAGAACCGTATGATTCTGTTAACTTTTTTAAAAGCTTGCTTTTTATAATCCCTATTTTATTCATTTTTAATCGTTTAAAATGTCGTTCAATTTATTCTCTATTTCATAAATATTCTTCTGTGCCTTTTCAAGATTAAACAAATCATCATTTTCTTGAGATTCTCCTAAAACACTTCTAATCTTACTAAATTTCTTTCTTTCACTTAATGGTTCTGATGCTTCTCCAGATGGAGGTGCCGCTGGAGTAGGTGATGACATACCACCTAATGCGCCCTCTTCACCACCTTCTGGTGCTTGTGCCTCTATCTTAGCTCTTTCCTCTTCAGGTATACCATATTTATTATCCACTTCGTCAAACACACCAGATCTTCTGATAATTTGTGCTGTGTTTTGTAATTCGGTACCCATAGCTCTTTCAAGACGTTGTTGTTGTAAATCTAACAATACTTCATTATCACTCATACCAAGAATATTTTTCTTAGCCCACGTATGTGATACTGGTAATATACCAATTTGAGATTGATCTGAAGTAGCGTCTTTGTATAAAGTAACTTTTTCTTTCCATTGCTCGATCTTTAATAAATCTGCTTGTGAAGATGGGTTTGTTAAACCTAATGTGAAATTCTCTAATTCATCTTCTAATCCTAAAAGATATAAATGAATTAATGCTATCTTATTTAACTCTTGTATTAAAGACTTTTGTATTCTATTAATAGTTCTTGCAAAACGAATATCCATTAATGCAAGATTCTTACCATCACCAACAACTTCTTCAAAACCTAAGAATGCCTTAGGAATACGAAGCGCTGCCAATAGTTTCTTTTGAATATATTCAATATCCGCAATCTCACCTAAGTTTTGTGCGCCAGCTAATGTCTCAATTGGACTAGGAGCTGCAGGATCACGAACAGGAATAAAATAATCCTGATCAACAGCCATTTGGTTATATCTCATATCCACCTGACCGTTTCTGCTGTCTACTACTTGATCTCTTTTAAATTTATTTGCAACACGTTGTACATATGGTTCAATATCTTTATCATCCATGTTACCAACAAAAATTTTAAATACACGTCTTTCTGGTGCTCTTGATGTTCTATAAATTAACATAGCATCTTCTGCAAGTAAAAGTTGTTTCCAAATTCTTCTAATCTTATCTAACATAGATGTACCATATGGTAACTTTCTATCATCACCTAATAATCTAAAGTGAGCAAGTTCCCAAGATTGAAACTCCATATCTTTGTTTTTCCACTGAAATCGCAATTCGCGAATTGGAGATTTTATATCACCAGCAGTTGGATTTTTTGATTGTGCACCCTCAATTCTTTCAATTTCGATGTTTGGTAATTGTTGACAACCAACAATACCCCTTTCTGGATCACTCTTTAGATAAACAAAGTTGTCACCATACTTACATACGTTTCTAGCCCACATTTGTAGGTTAGTATTTATATCTAATCTATTTTCAAATAAATCTATTAAAACATTTTTTACTCTTTTTGATTCGGAGTATACATTTAAAATATATCCCTTTTCTGAAACTGTTGTTGATTCTTCTGCGTAAATGTCTAACGCGGCAGATACCTCTGGAGTAAACTCCATAGACTCATAATCATAATAAGCCGCTAATCTGTTTGGTTCATAATATACCGATTGGTTATATAATGAATTATCCAATTTAGCCCACTTATCAAAAAGATACTGGGATTGCTGTGCTTGTAATCTTGCTTTTTCAAATTCAACTGGATCATCGGTCTTAAGTAACTCCTCTCTCGAAAAGTTAAAAGATGGACTCTGCTCTCCTTTATTCTGAAAGCCGAATATTTTAGTTAATTTCTGAAAAACTGTCAAATCTTGATTCGCCATACTATATAAATACTATTGTAATTAATCTAATCAATTTTTATTGAATTATAAAGCCTTTTTATTTGTTCCAAACAACCAAGAATATTGATTGTACTGTTCTTTTGCTGGCGTTCCGTTATTATTGCTCTTAGCATATGGTGAACTATCGATCTGCATCATACCAACCTGATCAAAGCTGGTACCATATGAGTATGCTTCTGTTTGTGGTGATTGGTACGTTCTTTCAGACATAACCCAAGAGTCCAACATTGCTTTGTTTTGCTGTTCGTTTCTAACTAATTGTGTAAAAGATATATCACCAGCATATAATGCAATTGCCAAACTCATAATAGAATCGTCATGCTGACCTTTCATGTGATCCGGTCTACCGTTTATATAAACAAAGGTATTAAGTTCATTTAAAAGTCTATTTGATCTAACAATAAAATCATGTCTCAATTGCTCTTCAAATGCGGAAATAATCTGCGTTCTTTTATTGTTGAAATTAATTCCAGGTATTTTTTCCATTGCTTTTGCATTATATTCCCAAACATTCTTGGTATTAATACCGTCAATGAATAAGTTTTTATAATTCATTTCTTGCAATTTTCTTGATGTTGCAACACCCATACCACCCGTGATATCAATTACAATAAACGCATCATACAATACACCCCATTTATAAGCAACAGCTGCTAAATCATCTGGTGGCATTTTACCAACATATTCAACAACTTGTTCCCTTTCATCAAAATCAATAATATTGATTGATGAAAAATCCTCACTATCACCTCTACTAACATCAACTCCCATAATATACCTATGTCCCTGAACTGGTTCATTCCATTGCCAAAGCAAACCTTGTATATATTTTTCTTTTGGTTGTTTAATCATGTTTTTGGCAATCTTTTCCATTATATCATTTGGTATAACGCTATCACCGGAACCCAAGAAATCACATTCAAGTTCTTGCGCAATTTTTCTTTTGTCATATTTGAATTTTTTGGACATGGACTCAAACCATGTTGAATATGGTTGATAACCATTATCCATTAATTCTTGATACTTTGTTAAATCAAATTCCTTTAAAATAATCTCATCATCATTATATTGTTCTCTATTCAACATATAATGCACAATATCAGGAACTTTAATCCAAACTAAATCTTTAGTATATCTAGGATCTTTAAACCATCTTAAATCGGTTATGTGAAAATCATTAATACCTCTTATTGCTTGCTCATAAACACCATAATAAATTGGATCATAACCATTTGGCGTTGATATTAATATAATCTTACCACCGGTTGATAACGAGGCCATAGAAGCCGCCCAGAAGTCATCTCCAGCTTCAATATACGCAGCCTCGTCAAATACTAATATTGTTGGTGTAAAACCACGAAGAGCATCAGCAGATGTAGCCACAGCTTTTACCTCTGATCCGTTATTTAATCTAAATCTACTTTCTGAATTTTTATCTGGTGAAAACCCAACATTAATCCATTCTGGCCATTGATCTAAAAAGTGACGAACTTTATTCGCCATCTCAATTGCTGTATCACGTTTGTTTGCGATAATCAAAACCCTTTCTGGATTTTCTGGTTTTGCTAATTGTAATTTTTTTGATAACCATGCGGCCGTTACTGTTGTAACACCAGCTTGACGATATTTTCTTGTGATGTTTTCATTATATGTTTCGTAATCTTTTAATAATTGTACTTGATCCGGAAACAACTCCAATGGTACAAACTTTCTTTGTGTGTTATCGAAGGTTTGAAGATATGTTCTAAGTGCGTATGGAGTATCTTTTATTATACGAGCATACTCTTTTAATTGTTCTATTTTTTGACTCATATATATAAATATGAAAAAAGTGGTCAAATTGACCACTTTAAGTTAATCTCTTGGTTTATCTATTCCCAGATCACTGAGAAAATCTAGTAGATCGTCTTCATCGGTATTCTCTGAGGTTGTTTCTAATTCTTCATTAAAAGTATTCATGGCGACTTTATAATCATAGTCATTTATTTCACCATTAATCATTTCATATAATGATTTCATCAATCTTTTACCTGTTTCGCTACTAGAAAGAATTTCTCTCATAAAAACTAAAAATTCTTTGGCTGGTTTGGATATTATTGTTTGAAACATAAGCAACTGAATACCAGCCTTGTCTTCATCTGTAATTGTTTCTTCTGGAAAGGAATCTTTAACCATATCCCATATTGCGGGGCCCAATCTAAAATCCCAAATTTCTTTGTTTTTACTATCTTCCTTATCCATCACTCTTCTAGCCAAATCCTTATCTTTTGGTTGACCATGTAGAGCTGAAATAACTTCATATGTTCCTTTAATTAATTCATGAACCAATATTGGAAAGTTAATTGCTGTTGCAACAACTCTTGGCGGATTCTCGTTTGGATATGCTTTTTCTTTACCTCCTACTGGTGGTGTGCCACCGCCTCCGCCAACACCTAAACCTCTATTACTTCCCTGCCATAACATAGCATCTGCTGCTGACATTAAAGCGCCATACATTGCTATTAATCTTTCTCCTTCACCGGTTATTTCTTGTATCTTACCTGCGGCGTAATGGAACATAAAATGGCCTTTACTTGACGCACCTTGCATCATGGCATTTATCATTCTTCTCTTTGCTCTTTCTAATGTAAAATCATCTAATTCATCAACAAGTTCTTTTTCTAACTCAACTTCTTCTGGTTCCATTTCACCTTCTGGTGAATTTTTAAAACCTTCATTAGATGGTTGTTCAATCTTTGCTTCATAAACAATATCACCCTCCTCAACACCTAATTCTTTCATAACTAACTCAATAGCTAGTGCTTCTAATTCTTCTAAGTGTCTTGATTCAATTCTTGATACTTCACCTTGAGCCTGCATCATTGTACCTATCAATGTTTGAGCTTTTTGTTCACCCACACCCAATGACATACCTAAATTTTGTCTAACATTATCAACAATTTGTTTATAACGCTTGGACGCTAATAGTTCTTCAAAATTTGAATTGGGTTGTTCAACATCCTTAGGGAAGTTAACTTTTTTAAATGTGTGATTCCTGTTTGCTAAATCCCTCTCAACGTCTGGATTAGGTCTACTATCAGGAGTGTCAAAGTCCATTGGCATCTCGTTAAGGTTTTCTAATCTTAACAATAACGCTTTTTTTGTTAATTTCATAGTTAAAATTATTCTGCGGCCATAGACATTTTAGGTCTATTCAATTTTCTTATTTTTGCTTTTGGATCTGGATCTGCAGCTGGTTCTTCATTTGGATTTCTAAATGGTCTTTTTCTAGGATCATCTTCTCTTGTTGGTTTTTCTCTTGTTGGTGTATCAGGAATTACTTCCGGTTGTACTGGTGCCTCTTCTGGCTTACCCGCAGACACAATAGAATCGAATGATAAGAACTCAGGTAATTTTGGTATTTTTCTTTCGTTTAAATCCTCAGACACAACTGTGTTCATTTTTGATTTAACCATTTCGATAATTTCAGATTTAGTTGTAAGTGTGTGATATTTCTTAGCAACAACATTATTAACAAACTCATTAACTTGTTTAATCCCTTCTAATGATTTTATTGATTCATTTGTATCTCTGTTATACCACTTTTCCTTCTTTTTATTCCAGCGATAACCTAAATTCATTGCTGCTTCAGCAAATCCATCATCGTCAAAATCTTCGCTACCGTACTTCCCATAATCCCATCCCATATCAGACATAGCATTGTATAATTCCTCATCAGTTTGCCCATCATCTGATTTAGATGATTTTTTAGTGGCTTTCTTTTTACCACCTTCTTTAACTTCCGCAGGTTGATTTTTTAATGCGTCTGGATTTTTTAATGCTGTATTTAATGCTGCAATATCTTTTGGGTCTTTACTGTTATAAACTGTTTTAGTTGTTGTTACAGTTTGAGCTTCTTTTAATATTTTATCAGCAAATTTCTTTAACTGATTATCATTAAATTTAACTAATGTTTTTTCTGAGAATCCTTCTTTAATAAGCTTCTCTATTGTTTCCGCTCTTTTCATTTTAATTTATATTTTATTTCTTCGTTAATTAATCTAAGCCCTTTTGTTGCTAATTTCTGTGTTATACTTTCTAATTCTTCAGCAAAATGAAATGAAATCCTTATTGGTCTTTCTTCTGCTTCAATATCGAAAGCTTCCCACCCTAATGCAACAATTCCATCAACCGCATCGATAACACCAAAATAATCAGAATTCTGTACTAATTCAAGTTTTAAATCAGAATTCTTAAGTAAACCAACTAAATCAATTGATTCTACTTCTGGTGGTATCGCCCTACCGGCAGATGGAATTATAAACCATTCTTCAACTAACGTATCTGGATCATTACCAAAGATAAATTCATATTGTCTTTGGCCTTTATAGTCTTGACCTAACTCGTTAATATA